GGCGGGGGAACCTGGGGATCTGGACTATGGGGCATAGGAACATCATCGCAGCAGCCATTCCGTATGTGGAGTCAAAGTAACTTTGGTGAGGATCTTATCTTTGGCCCAAGCGGTGGTGGCATTTACTATTGGGATGCAACTTTTGGGTTGACGGGTACGACATTCACTGTGACGATTGCTACGCCAGCAGTTTTGTCTACATCCATTACATTGGCTAATGGCATGGCAATTGTGCTGACTACAACGGGGGCGCTGCCTACCGGGTTAAATGTTGGTCAGGTGTACTACGTTATAAATTCAACGGGTACAGACTGTAATTTATCGGCTACTTATAACGGTGCAGCCATTAATACTACGGGATCTCAATCAGGGGTTCATAAGATTGCCTCCAGGGCCATAGCTGCGGAAGATTACGGTGGCGCAACAGATGTGCCAATTGCCCAAAACTACATATTGGTATCTGATTCCAGCCGGTTTGTGTTTGCTTTTGGGGCCACGGAGTACGGATCAGCGACATTCAATCCAATGCTCATCCGCTGGTCAGACCAGGGAGATCCTTTCAATTGGACGCCAAGCCCCACTGTCGATGCTGGATTTACTTACCTTTCTCACGGGTCACAGATTATTACAGCCATGCAGGCCCGTCAAGAAATCTTGGTGTGGACTGATTCATCTCTTTATTCTCTACAGTATGTGGGAGCCCCTAATGTATGGGCTCCACAAATTGTTGGCGATAACATTTCTATTGCATCAGAAAACGCTGTTGCTTACGCTAACGGCGTGGCGTACTGGATGGGCGTGGATAAGTTCTACAAATACGATGGTAGAACCCAGACACAGAATTGCGATCTGCGCCAATACGTGTTTTCAACCATCAATAAATCTCAATTTACCCAGGTTCTTGCAGGAACAAACGAGGGGTTTAATGAGATTTGGTGGTTCTATTGCTCTGGCACAAGCACCAATATTGACAGCTATGTGGTCTTTAACTACGCAGAAAACCAGGGCCAAGGCTGCTGGTACTACGGCTCAATGGCTAGAACGGCTTGGCTGGATAGCGGTCTGCGAGACTATCCCCTTGCTGCCACCTACGACTACAACATCGTTAACCATGAGCAGGGCGTAGACGATAACACTACGGCGGTAACGTTACCAATTGAAGCTTTCATCACATCTGCTGAGATTGACTTGGAAGATGGGGATAGGTTTGGGTTTATTTGGCGTGTGCTGCCTGACATTACGTTCAGGGGATCGACTGCGACCAGCCCTCAAGTGACGATGTATCTCAAGCCCATGCAAAACTCAGGCTCTGGGTATAACAGCCCAGCATCTGTTGGCGGAGAAAACAATGCTACTGTCACCAGAACGGCCATTCTCCCTATAGAGGAATTTACTGGTCAGATCTATACTCGGGTGAGAGGGAGGCAGATAGCTATGGAGGTTAGATCTACGGCGGCAGGTGTGACTTGGCAGCTTGGCTCTCCACGTATCGACATCCGCCAGGACGGCAGACGCTGATGGCAACTATTGTCACCCGGTTCCTTCGCAAGTTCAGAGCGCCTGCGTTACCCGCATCACCCCTTGAATACATCCGCACGGACGAGGATCAGTTTCGCAACATCCTGCGTTTGTATTTCAACCAGATTGATAGCGCATTTGGGGGTCTTCTGGACACAACCGGGGGAAAGTACGTTAACTTTCCCTACGGGGCATTTTCCTCTAACGCAGATCAAACCGCCACGATCAATACAGCTACCCTGATGACGTTGAACACAACGGACTTCTCTAACCAAGTGTCCATGGGCACTGTAGCTGTTCCGTCCAACAGTAAGATCACGGTGGCAAATGCCGGTATATACAACCTCCAATTCTCTGCTCAGTTCCAAAACACCGACACTGCTTTTCAAGATGTTTACATCTGGTTGCGGCAAAACGGCGTGGACATTCCCGGGTCAACAGGATTTGTATCTATCCCCAACAGACACGCTGGAACAGATGGACACACAATAGTTGGATGGAATTATTTCTTGAGCATGGCCGAAAATGATTACATTGAAATATATTGGTCTATACCCAATGCTGCTGTGAGCATCCAACACCTTGCTGCATCGGGTACTCCTACCAAGCCATCAACCCAATCGGTTGTGGCTACCCTTTCATTTGTTTCAGCTTTACCGGTGACTTGATATGGCAACACCAGAAGAACTAGCCGCCCAAAGCGCAAATTATTTAAATACCAACGTGACGCCCAACACGGGCGGTGATCCAAACGTTTATTTTAATGATGTTTCCGGTCAAGCAATGATTGGCGCAGACGGAAACCAGTATTATTTTGCTTCACGAGATTATGTAAACAGGGGTTTCATATCTCAAATGAATGGGAAAGATTATCAATTTTACAATGCAAGATTTTTAAATAAAGATGTCTTTGACAAAGCGCAACAATTTACTGCGCCAGATGGAACTCCTGGTTTTGTTTGGAAAGCGCAAGATGCTATTAATTTAAAAATAGCAAATAGTGAAGGTTTACCTACATATGGCGGCTACGACTTATCTAGTGGGCGTCCGCCAATTGTTGGAATTGGATACCCAAACGCCACGGGAAATGAACACTTAAACACTTTGTCATATGTGTCCATGCCTCAAAAGGTAAGCGATAAGAGGGTAGAGCAAAACTATATCACCAATGACGGGACGGTATCGGGGGCAAATTTCAGCGGACACCGAGGCTACGAGTATTATGTAAATGGATGGCTTGCGGACAGATTGAGGGCGGGGCTTCCCACTGTCAATGCAATCATGCCAATTGTGTTGGAGGTGATTTCTCCAGGCATGGGATTGGGGGCAATTTATGCCACATACTCTGCCTCCACAGCTGCCACTATTCAAGCGTTAACCACCGGGAATATTGAAAAAGGTGTTGTTGATCTTGCAAAGATATATGCCGCAGGACAGGTTTCGGATCTTGTATCAAAAGGGGTAAGTGCTTATATGCCCGTTGCTGAGTTGGGCAAAGTGGCAACAGCCATTTTAGGTAACGCAGGAACAAGCGCTATTGTTGCGGGCATATACGGCAAAGATGTCGGCAAAGCTTTCATTGATGGCGGCATTGCAGCTGGTATTGGTTCCGTTGCCGGGTCAATATCTGGCTTTTCACAGCTTCCCGTACCAATTCAACGAGTCTTTGCCGCCGCAGTCACAACGAGCTTGCAGGGCAAGTCCCAAAAAGAAATGGATGCCGCCACATTGCAAGCGGCAATCACTGCTGGCCTGGGTGCTATTGCAAACGGCCTGGAAGCAAACTCCAAGATCCAAAAAGAACTTGGCCGGGAGGCTACGGCTGATGAATTAAATAAGTTTATCTGGTATACAAACAGAGATTCAAACTTTGACGCAAAAGTTTATAACTATATGGGAGAAGTCAAAAAAAACTTCTCGCTACAGAATGGCTTTGACACATACACCCTGGACGGTGTTGATTACAAGATCTCCGCTACAGAGCTTAACAATTACGCAATAGGCGAAGACTGGAAAAATTGGACTGAGAAGCAAAACGCTGCAAAGCAGGGCATAACAGACCCATATGAGTATCGTGATGTTTTGGCACGCAACGAAGGGTGGGGCGGCGATGCGCAAAAGGCTACAGCAAAGTTAAGCGGCTTTGAAACTCCCGGTGAATACGCAACGGCAAGTACATTGGGCCTTGACTCAATGGCTGAGTATCAAGAATTTCAAAGCAAAGCCGCTCTGTTTAAAGAAATTACTAGAAGAGATGCCACGCCTAATGACATCAAACCGTTTCTTGCAAACATCCCGACAATCGCAGATGCCCAAGAGGTGTTGCGTGAAGTCACCAATGACAAAAAACCAAAAGATAAAGATAAAAAATACGACTACGATGGCAATGGCTTAGTTGAGTTGGCCGATGCCCTTGAGATGCTTAAGGCGGAAAAGGGATTATCTAAGGTCACGCCAAACCCAGACACAATTTGGGGGAAATCTGGCTTAACTGATGCTGATTTCAAAACAAAAGTAACTGACAGCACAGAACAAGAAAAGATTATTTCTTTTCTTAAAGACAGTGGAATGCAATCCAGCCCTGAGTTGGTTGATGCAATTAAGAAAGATTGGTCATTTGATCCTAGTAAACCCACTTCTGGTCTATCTGATGCTGTTGCCAAGTCTGATTCTTTGTACACAGATGCCGATGAGGTAAGGGCGCAATTTAAAGCTGTGTACAACAGGGATCCGAGCGCAGATGATCTTAAGTCATTGCAGAAGTTTGTTGGCCCACGGGATGAGGAATCGACCTTTGCGGCAATAAATGCTCAGTTAGATCCTTTGGTAACAGATTCCAGCGAGGCCAAAGACTTTTTGAAGGGTGTGCTTGGTAGAGATCCTACTGATGCCGAGGTACAAAAGTTTATTGGCGAACGGCCAGAGTCTCAAACTCTTACAGCCCAGAATGCATATGACACGTTGATTGGGTTTATGGATGCAAACGTGCCTATTGGCAGCTATAACAAAGACATTACCTCTGTTGACTTTGATGAAGATTTAGTTGCTGGGCCTGCTGGTGCGCCTAAGCCATTGAGAGCAAATCAAATAGTTGTGGATGCTAATGGTTTGCCCAAGACCATTGGCATTATGGACTTTGCAACCGGGAAGATTGTTCCTGCTCCTCTTTCACTCAATGCAAATGGTGGCTACTACTACATTGCCGATGGAAGAATAATAGGTGTTGATGCAACTGTTTTTGAGCGTGAGTTTGCTAAAAGCAATCCATCAAAATATCTTGAGTTGATGAGTCGGATTTACCCGAAAGATGGCGACATAAACGTTACCAATGAGGCGCTGCGCCGCCAAGGATTTTCCTATGGGCCAAATAGAGAAATAACTACTATAAATGTAGATGCAAAAGACTTGACGGCTGAGTTGGCAAGACAGGGAAGGCCCACTAAACCACTTGATATTGTGCGAATATACGGAGGACTTGACGCCGCCGAAACGGCTATGGGTCTTGAGGTATTGAGACAAATCCCAGGAATGTCCTCATTCCTTGCTGGTGGGGATTCATATGCCAGAGAGCTTGTAAAAGCTATTAATGATGCAAAGAATGATCCCAATTCAGCCCCTGGATCTTCTCAAGTTTTTAAAGACGAACTTCAAAAGATATTTGATAGAAATCCAGGAATTGTTGACAATCCAATTTTTAACGACATAAATGCCATTCTCAATCCACCTCTTAAGCCCCTAACGCCGGTTACCTTAACTCCTGAACCGCCTATTCCAACTATAAACGTAGGCGGCGATGAGTTTCTAACTGGCTTTGAAGACTTTGTAATCATATCCTATGACCCTGCAACAAAGAAAGCTGTAATTGCGCATGACGATGGCAAAGAGGAGACGGTAATACTTCCATATGATGTCAATCCCAATGAAATCATTAAGATGGATTTGGATACCAAAACAATTGAGCCAAAACCTACGCCTACGCCTACGCCTACAGCCGTGCGTCCGCCTGTAGTAATCGTAGGGCCAACTCCTACGCCTGATCGTCCGACTGAGCCAACGCCTACTCCAACGCCAACTCCTACAACTTCTCCCACAACTTCACCTACAACTGCGCCCACAGCTACACCTACAACTTCTCCTACGACTTTACCTACAACTACACCGGAGCCAACACCTAGTCCTAGTCCGACTCCAGTTTCGCCAACACCCACGCCTGTTACGCCCACCCCTACACCAGCGGAGCCCACTCCAACGCCGGTTACGCCTACGCCTACGCCGACTGAACCAACGCCTACACCCGTAGTAACTCCTACTCCCGTTGTAACGCCGGAGCCGTCAGCTACCCCTACACCGACTCCTACGC